TCTTTACGAATATGTTAATACAGGCACAGAAGAAAATCCTGTTATGGAAAGACCATTAGGAGAATTTCCAACATTGGAGATTTAATGATACCAATTTTATCAGGAAATGTAGCTTCAGCAACAGCAGGTGCTTATGAAGTAGCCAACTCATGTAGGTTTGATGATGGAAGTAGTGCTTATATGAATAGAACACCTAGTGCTGGCAATACAAAAACATATACAATATCTGTATGGATTAAGAGATCAAATTTAGGAATACAAGCAAGTCTTTTATCAGTTGGTTCAGGATCAGGTTCTAATCCTAGAGGTTATCTTTGGTTTAATACAAGCGATCAATTAGGATTTGATTTTAACTCAACAGGCAGTTCTTGGAATTGTTCAGTAAGAAGTACACAAGTTTTAAGAGATTGTAGTGCTTGGTATCATTTATGTATAGCTGTTGATACAGAACAAGGAGTAGCAGCTAATAGAGTTAAAATGTATATTAATGGAACACAAGTAACTAATTTATCAGCATCAACTTATCCAGCCGAAGATGCTACTACACCATTTATGGCTAATTTAGAACATAATATAGGTAGGTATCAACCAAATGGTTCAGAATATACAAGTACACAAATGTCAGAATTTGTTATTATTGACGGTCAAGCACTAGCACCAACTTCATTTGGAGAGTTCGATTCTGACACACCTACTGTGTTCAAGCCAATAGATGTATCAGGATTAACTGCGGGTACTGCTGGAACATATTTAGATTTTGAAGATAGTAGTAACTTGGGTAATGACGCTTTTGGTGGAACGGATTGGACAGAAAACAATCTAGCTGCAACAGATCAAACTACAGATACACCGACTAATAATTTTTGTACTTTAAATCCTTTAGATAAAGGAGGAGATATAAATACAATGCTTGAAGGAAATTTAAAAGCAACTTGGAACTCAAATAATGGTCATACAATTAGATCAACTATGGCTGTTAGTAATGGAAAATGGTACTGGGAAACTGCAAATGCTGATAATTTATCGTGTGGTATAGTTAGCACAGAAGAACCTATAATTCCTACAAGTGGAGCTGTATTCGTTGGTAGTAATGGTTTTGGATCTGGAAATTCTTATGGTTATGGAGTTAAAGATGGAAAAACAAGAACAAATAGTGTTGCTTCTACTTATGGAGAAGTTGTAGATAATAGTGAAATATTAGGTTGTGCTTTAGATTTAGATAATGGAAGAATTTATTGGTCTGTAGATGGAGTGTGGCAAAACTCTGGTAATCCAGAAGATGGTACAAATCCAGCTTATACTGGTATTGAAACTGGTGGTAAATTTTTTTCTCCAGCTTGGGCTTATATAGATACTGGATCAAGTACACTTTCAGTAAACTTTGGCTCTCCACCTTATGCTAATTCTTCAGATGCGGCAGATGGAAATGGCTATGGTGCTTTTGAATATGCACCACCTAGTGGATACCTTGCGTTATGTACTAAAAATTTGGCGGAGGAAGGCTAATGGCTTATACAACAATAGACAATCCAGAAGCATATTTTCAGGTTAAGACTTATAGTGGAAATGGTGGCTCACAATCTATAACTTTTGATGGTGATACAGATATGCAAGCCAATATGTTCTTTTCTAAAAGCCGATCAAATACAGAACCACCAATGATTATTGATTCTGTGAGAGGAGTAACAAAAAGATTAAGAACTAATTTAACTAGTGCCGAAGATACAACAGATGTTTTAACTTCTTTTGATAGTGATGGATTAACTTTTGGTTCTGGTAGTGATGGAAATTCATCAGGTCAGACTTATGCAGCTTGGTGCTGGAAAGAATCTGCAACTGCTGGGTTTGGAATAGAAACTTGGACAGGCGATGGTAATACAAATAGAGATGTAGCACATAATATGTCGGCTACGCCAAATGTTGCTATAATAAAAAGGAGAGATAGTTCAAACTCTTGGATTGTGTACCATGATAAAAATACTTCTGCACCATTAACAGATTATTTATATTTAGATACTACTGATGCTACTTCCGATGCTAGTGGTGCTTGGATAGGAGTTGATGGAACCAATGTTGAGTTAGTCCAAGTTTTTTCTGCTACTAATACTAATACTGCAACTTATGTTGGATATTTTTTCGCAGAAAAACAAGGCTTCAGCAAGTTTGGCACATACACAGGAAATGGAAATGCTGATGGAGCATTTGTTTACACAGGATTTAGACCAGCTTGGATTATGATAAAAAAATCAAGTGGTACTGGTAACTGGTTAATGTGGGATTCAAAAAGAGAAGGTTATAATGTGGACAATGATGCTTTGGTAGCAAATACTAACGATGCAGAAGAAACAGATGATAGAGTTGATATTTTGTCCAATGGTTTTAAAATGAGAGGCAGTCAAACTGCTAATAATGCTTCAGGTGCAACTTACATTTTTGCATCTTTCGCAGAAGCACCATTTGTTAATTCTAAAGGTGTACCTTGTAACGCAAGATAGGAGAAATTATGCAATTATCAAAACATTTTAAATTAGAAGAATTTGAAAAGTCTATGACAGCAGTTCGTAAAGGAATTGAAAATAAAGCTGGTAGTGGAGAAATAAAAAACTTAACCGATTTATGCTATACAGTATTAGAGCCTGTAAGAGCAAAGTTTGATAAACCAATTATTATTACTTCAGGATTTCGTTCTGAAGAATTATGCGAAGCTATTGGTAGCAAAAAAACATCACAACACGCAAAAGGACAAGCAGTTGATTTTGAAATAGCTGGAGTATCTAATCTTCAAGTAGCAGTTTGGATAGAAGCTAACTGCGACTTCGACCAACTGATTTTAGAATATTGGACAGGAGAAGCTAATAGTGGTTGGATTCATTGTTCTTATGCAGAGGGTAGTAATAGAAAACAAGTTTTAAGATTTGATGGAAAGACTTATGAAAATGGATTACCTGATATGAAATGGTCAGGTGGTAAGGTTGTTAATTGATGAATATGTTTTTTAGAGGTCTAGAATTTTTTAATAGTTTATTTAAACAGGAGAAAAAAATGCCAAAGAGCAAATACAAAAAACTTTCTAAAAAAAGTGGAAAGTCTGGAAAAGGCAAATCATATACTTATAAGAAAAAAAAACCAAAGTATTAGTGCAACTATTGAAATACTATCCATTTAGTTGTATGAATCAGTATGTCTTATAAAAGAATACTTGTGATAAGTGATATGCACTTACCATACCAGCACAAAGATTCAATCAGATTTTTAAAAGAAATAAAAAAAGAATTTAAACCTGACTTCGTTGTTAATATTGGCGACTTGTTAGATTTTCATGCAATTAATATGCACACCCACGACCCTGATTTATATTCTGCTGGACATGAATTAGATCGTTCCAAAGAATACATTAAACAACTTGAAGATATATTTCCAAATGTTACAGAAGTAGATTCTAACCATAGCAGTCTAGTATATAGACGAGCATTAAAATATGGAATGTCTAAACAATTTTTAAAACCTTATGGAGAATTTTTAGGAACTAGAAAATGGAAATGGGTTGATGATTTAACTTTAACAATGTCTAATAAACAAAGATGTTTTTTTACACATGGAAGAAGTGCTGATGTCTTAAAGGTATCTCAAACAATGGGTATGTCAGCAGTACAAGGACACTATCATACAAAGTTCTTAATAAGCTATTGGGCAAATCCTGATAATTTATTTTTTGCCATGAATGTAGGTTGTTTAATTAATCAAAAAAGTATGGCTTTCAACTATGCCAAGAACTTTAAAACTAGATTTATTTTAGGTTGCGGAATAATAATAAATGGTGTACCAAGATTACTCCCTATGGTAATCAAAGATGGAAATTGGATAAATCAAATAGTATGAGTTCTAAAACCACAATAAAGACTAATAAGCTAAAAAATGCCCTTTTAAAGAGCCATAGAGCCACGCAGAGCGAAGATTCTGCCTTTTCTGAACAAGTGGGTGGGGATTGGTATAAAAAGCTAAAACTCCAACCTTTAGACTATTGTATGGATAATAATTTCAATGCTTGTCAAACAAAAGTGATTAAATATATATCAAGATATAATTTAAAGCATAAAACAACTAAAGACCAAGTTAAAGATTTAGAAAAGGCAAAGCATGTAATTGATATGCTTATAGAAAAGATAAAGGAGAAATAAAATGTGGTTAAGTATTGCATCAAAATTAGTACCTGGAATTATTAAAACAGGAATGTCAATAGCTTCTAATAGAAGAAAAACAAAAGAGTTAGAATCTGTCGCAGAATTAAAGTTAGCTGAACGCATGGCGAATGGCGAGGTAGAATTTAAAAAAGCTGTGATTGATTCACATAAAGGAGATTGGAAAGATGAATTTTGCCTTATCCTAATTTCAATTCCTTTGCTATTATTGGCTTGGTCAGTTTTTAGTGATGACCCTAATATACAGGCAAAGATAGATATTTTTTTTGATAAGTTTTCAAATTTACCTATGTTCTACCAAGCACTTGTAGTTGGAGCATTTTCTACAATTTTAGGTATTAAAGGTGTTTCCACATTTAAAAAAAAATAGTAATGTGTTCTAATGGACATAGACGCAGTAATTACAAATTTAGAAATACAATTAGAATCAATGTATAATCCTTATGGGCATTTTATATGTTTAAGATTTATAGATACTAAACCTAGCTTTCCTAGAGTAACAAGAACATTGGAAGAATTAAAAAAACATGGAGATGTGTTAGTGATTAATCATAAATACACTTTTGAAGAAATAAATGAAAAGACAGATATGTCTCATTTAGAAATTACAAGGCATTAAATATGGGGGATTTCTCCCCCACACTACTATTAGTTTGGTTTCCAATTAGTCAGCTTATCTATGGCTAATTGGTTAATAGATTTTTGTTTTAAGCTATCGCAATAACTATGAGCATTTTTAGCTTCTATCTTCATATAAAGATGTAGCTTTTTTCTACGAGAAAGTTCTTTTTTAACTTCCTTGTATCTCTCATCATTAGTTGCTTTCACTTTAGCTTGTGCAACAGATATAGATTCATTCATCTGTTTTTCACTTACAACAAAATCAAAGACTTCTTGAACTTGATCTTTTGCCTCGTCATATTCTATTTCTGCATCAACACTTCTTTTATCTAAAGTATCTATGTAGATAAGAATCTTATTAGGGTCAAATTCAGTTGGTCTTAACTTTATGTAATTTGGCAATGAATCTTTTTCTGCCATTACTTATAGTCGTTCTGACTTAACTGTTGCTCGTATTCATCAGGATTGAAGTCCGACTTTCCCCATTCCTTTTCAGATTGAGGTAATTGATCGTCCATATCATTCCCTTGTTGATACGATTGCTTTGGTTGATTAAAAGCTGGGTTTTGTTTCGTCTTATCGTAATAAGGAAACAACTTCCAACCTTTAGTTCTGTTATCAAAAAAACCTTTTAATACTAGATTTTGGTTGTTTAAGATAACTTTTAATATAACACCATCTTTTTTTGATGATGTCATTTCAACAGTTCCACCATTACTATCAGAGCCATTATTATTATAGCTTTTCTTTTGGTAGTTACTATTGTTGTTGTACTGTGGTTTATTATATCCCATCAGATTCTCCTTTTGTTAATTATCCCAATAATCAGTCATTGTAGTCATAATCCATTTGGCTCCAATGAAAGCATTGAGAAGTTTATTGTTAAGAGGGAGTTCTTTGATCTCAATTTTCTTATCCTTTTTTGGTAATCTTACCACAAAGGCACTAGAAATTTTTTGACCTGTTTCTTCCTCATACGCATACCTATATGCATTCAACTGTAATGTATAGTCAAATGATATATGATTACTTGTCTTAATATCAATCAAAACAAGTTTTCCTTTCTTGTCTTTTACAACAAGATCAAGAGTACCAGCATAGTTATGCTTCTTGCAATAAAGTTTTTTCTCTAACTCTACCACTTCATACTCTTGTTTCTTCCACCAATCTAAAAAAATATTCCAGCAATTTACTACTGCTTTATCAGATTGAATTGGAATTTCTTTACCCTTTAGATAATCCTCTACTAAACCATGAACAACTGACCCAACAAGACCAGCATCTTCCTTGATTTTTGTAGTTTTAGATTGTGCAATTTTAAATGCCCTTTCTAAATTAACTCTATCTAAAGTTTCGTTATTATCCAGCTTGTCATTAATTAGTTTTTTAAACTCGTACATAGGAGTATTAACTAACCAATCACTCAACTGTGGCTTCACAAGTCCTCTACTACATATTCCTGTAACAGATGGAACTCGCTTCTCATTAACATAATATACATGCTTACCATCATTGTAGCTTAATACTATGCCATTCTTTAATGTGTATTTTTCCCACATTTTTTTCCTTTCCAACTAAATAGTTGCCAAAGCAAATGTATATCATAACCATAATAGTTAGATAGAGCAAAAACTTTAGCAATATCAGTTCTTATACCTTTTTCAAATTTATATAAATCATCATTTGAACGAAAGTATTTTTTGTTATCGCCGACTACTTCATCGACCTTTTTTTGTTCAGCAAGTCTAATACTTTTAAACTTGCTACCAATAACTTGATTAAATAGTTTAGCATTCTCATTTTTATTAAATGATTCTACCATACGACTAACCAAGAAATTGGTTTTTGTTTGTCTGTCCATATATACCTTTCTAGTTTAGAACCGAGTGTCCACGATTAACTAAACATTTTCTATAAATGGATTCGTGCTGGGTATCAGCAGTTGGACTTTCAACCCAAAAAACAATGCCACCCCAGAATGTACTATTGTTATCTGCAACAGTTTTACAATGTTGCAAATCATTAGTTATTTCTCTAGCTTTATCTTCAGTGAAAGTACCACTTCGTCCAGCAGTATCAACAACAGGGTTGTATGCACAATTATTCAAGCATAGTCCTAGTATTAATAACATTACTTTCTTCATGTTTCCTCTCTAGTTTATACTCTGTTTTATTTTTACATTTAGATAAGCAAACAGAATCATACTCATCTAAATAGTCTAAAGTGCTACGACCTTTTCTTTTAATTACTCTATTCATAGCACCTATTCTTTTATCTTTCCAAGAATCTACCATAGCAAACTCCCCAAGATAAAACCTACTAAGAAGCATAACCACTCTCTACGATAATAAAGTTCTAATGCTTTCCAATCATTTTTACTTTTTCCAAATATTAACATATTTGTCCTTTTCTAGTTAATTTAATGTAGCTGACATCATCAGTACCTAGAAACAACTCTAGATAGACAAGGGGAATTGAATCCCCTTGTTTCGTCTATTTACTTTTTAACTTGCTCATCATATTGTTTTCCAGCTTTTTTAATACCAGCTTGAAAATCGTTAAATAATATTCTCCAAAAAACAGCTAATGAATCTTTTTCTTTAGCTTTTTTTATATTATCTTCAAAAAAAGTTTCAGCCGCACTTAATATAGCTTGTGCCTCTTTTTGAGTTAATTTTAAAGTTATCATTTATATCCTTATTTGCATTGGGTTATGAGCAAAGATAATCAAACCACCAAGTTCTTGTAGGTATCTTGCCCTGTCCTCACTAACATCATCACTATTTGCTAAATTAGTTATAGCATTTGCAAAAGTATAATTATTTGTAGTAAAATGATCTGATACATTATGTTTTAATTTACCAAATATTTCTGCTCTTTCATAATCAGATACTTCGTGATGTTTTAGTATCTTAACTGCTTTAGAAGAATGTATTTCAATATCCCCAGCTTGTTTTAATTTCTGAAGATTCTCTTGAAATAATTCTGGATTACTAATCAACTCTAATTGCTTCTGCATTTTGTCAATAATTTTAATAGCTTGTATATCTTTATCCAAGTCTATTATAACTTTGCCAACATGTTTAGCATAGAACTGATTTAAGTATCTCGGTGCTACCATTCCATTAGTACAAACCAATCTATAAATAAATGGTTGTATTAAAAGTGATTGAGTACCGACTTCGCAATTAGTGATTGTTACACCACCTTGTACTATGTCGTCTTTTTCTACTTCTCCCTCTAACTTTGGAAGAACAGCAGTAAGATTAAGCTGATCTCTATTATAAGAACCATATTTAATAGTGGCTCCCATATCCATAAGTTTGTCAAGAGTCTTATTAGCGACAAGGTCATTATCTAATCTTTTGTAACGATCAGATAAAATTGCTCTCACAGTATTACCACTCTGTCTAACCATCAACTGCCTGTCTTTAGTATTAGCAATCCAATGATTAATATTATAATTTACCACTTCTTTAAATGGTAAACACTTTCTTATGTAGTTTCGTTCTATTTTCAACTTGCCACATAATTTTCCTAACGCATAATCGTTAAGAACTCCAGAGTGTTCTTTACCAGCATTCAAGACAGGATAAACTTCCTCTCCTGAACTAGCCGACAAAGATTTTAAATTAACGATATAGTCTTTTTTAATTTTACTATCTTCGTTAATCTTTTGAAGCATAGGCTCCAATGGTTGTCCTTTTTTCATATTTTCCTCCTAGTTAAGTTTATGAATTGGCTGACATCGTCAGTATCTACCAACCACGATAGATAGACTAGCGAAAGATGATTCGCTAGTTTCGTCTTTATATTACAAAATGTTTTCCAGCACGACTTTTACCTGCCATAGATATTGTTAAATTTCTAACAGTAATTGATGTGCCAACATTAAGATTCCATATTTTATTAGAACAATCAGTAAAGTTTCCAATCTTATTATCAGTACCGATATGATCTAAAACATAATTGTCTAAATCAATTTTATTCTTAAAAGATTTAGTTATGATTGCTCCACCTTTTCTAATATTAAGTCTAATCATAATTAATTAACCTTTTTTAAACTTGGCATTATAAATGGTGCTTTCTTTTTAAAAGAATGAAAAGTGATAATAGGAAACATAGAAGATTTTACTGTTCCTCCTAAAATACCATTCGGCTTATTTATTCTCCAAACCATACCACAAAAAATATTCCATCTATATTTATCTTTTGCTTGTCTTTTACAATCTTTAGGCATAAGAGAAAGCAAACATTTAAGTTGTGCTTTACAATTTGATAAACTTGTAAAAGTTAAAGGTTGTTTTTGATTAACACCTTTTATTTTGATTTTTATTTTTTCCATTTTTTTCTCTTTCTAGTTTATTTGATAGGACTGCCATCATCAGTAATTATCAATCCACGATAATTAGACTAGCGAGTTATGATTCGCTAGTTTCGGCTTTATATTTTTTCTTTGTGTAAGTTTGAATCGTTAATAGCAGAAAAAACTTTTTCATGTTCCTCTCTGTTAAAATGTTTTAAATTATCTAAAACTTTCATCAACATACAATTTAATGTAAATGAATCTTCTGTTTTGTAAGTGTTATCTTCTAAGACTGCTTTCTCAACAGCATTTACAATTTCCTTTGCTGAATAAGATAATTTTCCATTAAGTAATTGTTTTTGATCTAACTTATTGTTTTCTTGACTCATATTTTCCTCTTTCTAGTTTTTCGTATTAGTGTGAACACGATTAACACTAGCGAACTCATCAGTATAACTTGCTAAAGGTTATAGAAACTAGAAGGACTTTTTGACGGCTTAAGCAACGACACTGAAGCACTTGACCCTTACCATAGAAATGAAGAGGAGAGTTTCGTTAGGGATTTTATTTTATATAAATAAATTAAGCACCCACCGAAATACTAAAAATTACAGCTTTGGACACCGATAATTTTTTTACAGTACTTTTTAGAGTACCAACTAAAACCGATTTTAAAGTTTTAGCAAAAAGTGACAAAGTTAAAAAACGCACTAGAAAAACATAATTAGTTTTTTGAGGCATAGAGTTAGACTCACAAACTAGCTTTTTTAAATTTATATTTTTGTATAACATGCTAAACCTTACTAAAAAAGGCATAATAAACAAAGAGCAATCTAATAAGCTAATACTCGGCTTTTTAACTAATATAGGCATAAAAAACTAACTTTTCACCCTTTTTAATAATACCCTTTAAAGTATATATTGAACTATATGAGTCAATCGGTTATTTATAAAAATGAGGTTTTAAAAAATATTCTTTTACGAATCATAAAGCCTCCCTTTCTAGTTAAAAAATGTGTGGGGAGTTTAACCGATTTCTCCCCATGCACAATCACACAGGAGAAAAAATGATACAAGAAGCTAACAGCTTCAATCAAGCTATTGGAACTAAAATAAAAGATGCAAGATTGAAAGCTAAATTAACACAAACTAAACTTGCCAAACATTGCGATATAACTTTTCAGCAAGTTCAGAAATATGAAAAAGGTGTAAATGGTTGTAGTGCTTTTAGATTAAATCAAATATCTAAAAAATTGAAAGTACCAATAACTTATTTTTTTGAATATGATATTGAACAACCTTTAATTTTAACTAAAGAAATGGAAGTAACAGATGATAAAAGTTCAAGTAGATAAAATATGGTTAGGCAAAGTAAGTGTAAGAGATTACATTTATAAAAAAGCATTAAGGAAAAAAGAATCGTTAGGCATTGTTCATGGTAAAGAATATATGCTTATTCCTTATGGCGACTTAAAAAAAGCAAAACAATATACAGATGAAAGTTTTAAATCTAAATTTAATGATAAGAAATATAGACTTATTGATTTTGATTGGAAACCTTTTAAACCTGAAAATGTAAATCAAGGGAGATTGGTATGATACATATAGATAGTTATAAAATTTTTTCTTATGGTAAAACTTGGAAAAAAGGAAAAGAAGCTAAAGAAGAAACAATACAAAAAATGTTAACATCAAAAGAATGTATATCAGGAAAACAATTTTTACAATTATTATCTGATCTTGATGACGCATGGCATCAGCATGAGGGAAAAGATATAGAAATTGAAGTTACATTTAAAGGAGTTGCTAATGAGTGATGAAAAATTTTTAGATATTCCTAGTGATGATATAACTCAACAAGCTACACCTGAAGAACATTATTTTTCTAAATCAAAAAATCAATGGCTTATGGTTTCTGATATGTCAGATATGCATGTAAGGAGAGCATTTAAAAGATTATTGCGTATGATTAGATTAGAACAATTAGTAGAAGTTGATAATGTTACTAATCAAACAATTACAAAAGTTAAAATTTCTGAAGAATTAAATAGTATGAAAAAACATATTACAAAGATTGAGGAACTTAACAATGAGTAAAGAACCAATAATAGTTAAGTGTCAAAATTGTGGTTGTGATACAGAAATACCACATATACAACATGAAGAATATTGCGATCAATGTTTTAGGGATATGGGTTATTTAATGGAGTATGAATAATGAAAAACCAATTAGTTATCTTGAATTTAAACTTAATAAAGAATTGGCTTATCAAGATACTTTTGAAAAAGATGATAAGATAAGAAAAGAATACGAAGAATATTTAGAAAGGTTAAAAAATGGACAAAAAAGAATGGATAGAACATTGTAAATGGTTAGATACTTTTAGAGGTAAAAATGTTGAAAAAAAAATGGAGAAGTTTCCTAAAGAGAAACCGAAAAAAAAGAAAAAAAAGAATAGTTAGTGGTTATTATTTTGATGGTAATAAACTTACAATTTTATATGAAAAAAGAAGATAAAAAAAGATTTGATCATTTAAGAGAATTAGGTTGTGTTGCTTGTGGTTCTAACAATGTAGTAATACACCATATTAGAAAGCATACAGGATTATCTTTAAGACCAAGCCATCAAGATACAATTCCTTTATGTCCTAAACACCATAATATGGGGAACGAATCAGTACATCTTAATAAGAAGTTGTTTGAAGAAAAATTTGGTACTGAAAAACAACTATTAATAAAAACAAACATAGAGATAAATCAATTAGAAAGGAGATATTTATTTTATGGAGGAAAAAACAAATAAGTTTCACGCATTACAGTTATTTACTGATACCTTTGCGGCAGAAACAGTACATTTAACAAATGAAGCAGTAGGAATATATATAAGATTACTTTCTTTTGCTTGGACTAAAAATGCCAAACCTTTTAAAACAGAATCAGCATATAGAATATGTCAATGTAGAGATGATAATTGTTGTATAAATGTTTATGAAGTTTTAGAAGAATTTTTCATTTTAAAATCAGAAAATAAAGAAGATAGAAATAAAAATACTTGGACTCATAAAAGACTAACAGCAGAACATGAGTATTTAACAGCAAAATATAAAAGAAAATCAATAGCTGGGAAGAAAGGTGCAGATGCTAGATATTCTGCTAATGGCAAAACGATGGCACCTATACCTATACCTATACCTATACCTATACCTAATAAAAACAATAAGAGGGAGTATGACAGTCATTTTGAAAGACTTTGGAGTTTATTAAGTATAAAAAGAGGCTCCAAACATAAGGCATTTAAAATTTATATAAAAAATGCTGATGATATACCACTCTCTGTTGAAGAATGTGCTAGTTCATACAACCAACAGATGAAAGGTAAAGAGGACAAATTTGTGCCACATTTTAGCACTTGGCTAAATGAGAGAAGATGGGAAATGTTAGAACAAGACCAAAAACAACAGGAAAGTCCAGCCACATTAAGAACAAAGATGGAAAATTTAGGGTATGTTTTTAGGCATAGTGAAGATAGATTTGACTACTTCAAAAAGGGTGGAAAAGAGTATAAGATAGATAGGTATGATAAAGACCATATAATACACAATGTTGAATGAAATCACTTTTAAGAATTTTCAAATATGCTAGAAGAAGAATTATAGCTTTATCTTTGGAGAATCGTAGATTAAAAGCAAGAATATTAATATTACAATCGGCGATTGAGTCAGAGGTTGAAACAAAGCATTAATGGTTAAAAAGAAATCAAAATTTAGACACATTGCAATAGATAAAAAAAAATATTATTTTTATGAAATTAAATGGTATGATATTTTAGGAGATTCAGGACATGCAAGTTCTAAAGAATTTGATGCTATGAAACCTGTATTAATGACTACAACAGGATATGTTTATTCTAAAGATAAGAAACATCTTAAAACATTTTCAAGTTATGATGAGAATGAAGAATGTTTTTCTGATAGGAATGTTTTTCCGATAGGGTGTATTAAAGAAATGATTAAAATATTAATATGAAAATAGAAACTATAAACATAAAAGATATTAAACCATATAAAAATAACCCAAGAGAAATATCTACTGAAGCTATTAATAAAGTTATGAAATCTATTAAAGAATATGGAAACAACCAACCTATTGTAGTAGATCAAGACAATGTAATAGTTGTAGGTCATACTCGTTGGAAAGCATTACAGAAGCTAGGAGAAAAACAAGCATACATAGTTAAAAAGAAATTTGATAAAAATAAGGCAGTCGCTTACAGAATAATGGACAATAGAAGTGGCGAAGAATCTAAATGGGAAAATAAACTTTTAAAGTCCGAGTTAGAACTTTTAAGTAATGATGACTTTGATTTAGATTTGACAGGGTTTAACGCAGAAGAACTAGATCAATACTTTTTTAAAGATGATAAAATAATAGAAACGAATATAGATACTAATTTTAATGGTAGCATTAATGATGTTCAAATGATTCAGGTATTCTTTAATCCTGAAGATGAAAAGAAATTTAGAAAAGCGATTGATGTTATAAAAGAAAAGCATAAATTGGATAATATAAGCGATGCAGTTTTAAAGTCAGTTATCAATGAAGCAGAAGTTTTAATTTCTTGTACCAATGAAGCAGATAGTAGTTAAACGAATATTAACTGATGAACAAATACATTCATTAGAGGGCAAATTCATTAACGAGGCATATATTAAGCACCCTGTCCTTAGAGAAGATACTATTGTTAAAAACGAAGATGGTAAATTAATAGTAGTATTTAAAAAAAACGCAGTACCACAAGATATTGTAGATCAATCAAGAAATTCTTTTAGGAAAGCAGTTAGATCAGGTTCAAACAACAGAGGAATGGCGGCAGGCAATGTTTCCGAGTTTTATAAAGTTGGCGATAAGATTGGAAGCAGAACTATTGGTAAAATTAGTAAGAATAGATGGTACCCATTATTACCAAATGGGAAATTATCTAAAACAAGCTATGGATTAAATGTAATGAGTTCCACTATCGGTTTTAATGATAGATACCCAAGAATACCATATTGTAGAACAACAGTTTTTTCACAAAGGAATTTACAAGATTATAGAAATACCTTGCCATACATAGGTTATGTTAATGAGATATATAAAACTTATGCAAAAGAGAGTTATGATAAGCAAAAAAAACTTGCTGATATGACTAGCCAAGATTTTATTATAAAAGATACTGCTTTTACAACTGTTACAGTAAATAGAAATTATAGAACTGCTTGTCATTATGATGCTGGAGATTATATCAATGGCTTTGGAAATTTAGGTGTTTTAAGACTAGGAACTTATACAGGTGGTTATACAGTTATACCAAAGTATGGGATAGCAGTTGATTTATATGATACAGATGTAGCTTTATTTGATGTTCACGAATTACATGGAAACACCGAAATCAAAAGAAAGGGTTATTCTGAACGAATATCTATTGTATGTTATTATCGCCAAAACATGATTTATTGTGGAACCCATAAATACGAATTAGAAAGAGCCAAAAAGGGTTTAAAGAATAAATTTACACAAAAAGAAAAACAAAAAGTAGAAAAGTTATTAACAGACAATGACCTTTAATTGTATAGCAATAGGTGGTGTTCCAGCGACAGGGAAAAGCAATCTAATTAATACTCTTTATAATAATATACATAAAAACAATAATTTTAAATCAGGGTTAATAAGAGGGCATTACATTAAAGAATACAATCTGTTAATCGTAGGAATATATAATACATTCAAAAAGTTTAAAGGAACTGACCTATTATCTATGTCGGCACATAACGATTTTAAAAAACTTATAGACTTGAATAAATACAATATTATCTTTGAGGGAGATAGGTTATTTAGCAATTCTATATTAGAATATGTTAAAAACACTTATAATTTAACAACTATTGTATTAACTGCTGATGAGAATATACTTAAAGAAAGACACACAAATAGAAATGATAGTCAAACAGATAAATTCTTAAAAGGTAGAAAAACTAAAATAGAAAACATTATTAATAATAAAAACATTAAACCATTAGTCTTGAAAAACAACAATATTGAGGATATGAGTTCTATTTATAGTATGATAGTTGAAAGAATTAAAAAATTTAAGTAAAAAGGACATAATGGCTAGACCACTCAAAAAAGTAGATAACGAAGCGATCAAGAAATTAGCGCAATTACATTGCACTTATGACGAAATTGCAGAGTTCTGTGATGTATCAACAAAGACTCTACAAAGGAATTATGTCCACCTAATAAAAAAGGGTCGTGAGATGGGCAGAATAAGTTTAAGGAGAGCTCAATTTGAAAAAGCATTAGGTGGTAATGTTGCTATGCAAATATGGTTAGGAAAACAACATTTAGACCAAAGAGATAGAATAGAACAAACAAATTTCAATGAGCCATTACCTTTAATTATTGAGGGAGAATCTACAACTCTTAATGGTAAGTCTAATGGCAAGGTAAATGGCAAAGAAAAAGGGTAATCTTTACGGAAAGGTTATTGAATACACTCGTACTGAAAATGGTACAAGTATAGGCAGACGACCAAAAACTTCATCAATGAATAAACATAAACGCAGACAATTAGGAAAAAAACCATATTATAGAGGTCAAGGTCGTGGATAATATATTTATAATTATCTTTAGTGGTTTAGGGTGTATGATTTTATTATCATTGTATATGTTATTTACACTATGAAGCGATCTAATTTTTATCCTAATGGAGAGTTTATTCCTTATCAAATGCCACAAGATTTTAGACAAGCATTAGGGAAAGAAGCCTGTGGTAATTGTGGTATGTATTCATTACCAAGAAATTTTTGTGGTGTATATAGAACAAGGGGAGTTAAGGATAACTTTGTTTGTAATAAATGGAGAAAAAGGCATTTCAAAAGATAACACAATATTGTAATAGGTTTTATGGAAGAACCTGTTCATTATTTAGTTTTATTATTACTTCAATTTGATGGAACTTTAATTAAGGAAGTTTTGGAGTTTGCAAGACCTATGACATTACTTGAATGTGGAGATTTTGCTGAAGATCATAGAGAAGTAATAGCAACTCATAAATGGGTAGAAGAAGATTTAATGAAGTCAGGTTGGTATTTGAATGATGGAACAGGTACTTGGCAAGGAAGTATTTGTATTCAAGACCCTGATAAGTTATAAGGAAAAAATGAATGAAAAACTTATTACAGCATTATTGGCAATCTTATTGGCTTTGG